ATTGGAATAAGTGATGGATGTAGTGAAGCCACTCACACTACGAGAAGGGCAGTCACTGTAGTATTGATGAAGACGGCGACCTCCGAGATCTACACAGGGGAGATCGTAGGCAGCGTCAGATATGTATAAGTGACAGTAATTACACAGCCCGTATGGCGACGTTTACGTTCGTAGTGTATGTCTAATTTACACGACTCAGATTTTTGGTAATCCACATTTCTGGCAACTGCCCTGCGCTGTGATTCAGCACGTACTGACCGGACGCGTTGCACATCCCGACGTACGCCTGTGCGCTCGATTCGTTGTTGGATATCATCTTGTAGTTGTTCCATTGACTGAAACTGTGCGGTTCGTACTCCCATTCCATCGTCACCGTTATCGTGAACGTCGAGTACTCGTCCACATACTCGTTCGCAGTTCCTGTAGGCTTCGGGGTATTTTTCACGAATATGTGGCCGGGGGCTCCACTGACCGTACATCCTCCCATTTGGCTGACGTACATGAAACTGTCGTCTGTTATTGGTTTTTCCTGCCAAATCGGATCGAAATACGTAGCTGGACGCCTATCCCATATCATACCCGGTATGCATCCCGCCCATTGTTGGTCCGCTACATTTCCCTGGCTACTGGCGGCCTTATACTGTCCTCTCGCGTTAACCTCCCATAATCGGCCGGTTGGCACTTGTGATTTATACGCAGTACTTGTATTTATTTGGCTGTTTTTAACGTCTCCTTCGTTTTGACCGATTGTCTTGGGAGTCCAGAACGTTTGCAAGTACTCGTCTTTATCGTTTTCTGCGCGACATATCGGGGGGCCTGGTACTATTCCCATATACGAAGCCCCTACGTCTACGCCTGGCATTGTATTTAGGTTCGCCCCAGCGGCAGTTCCGTCGGTCATATTTATGACCGGTCCCGGTAGCCACGGCTGTCTCCACGAGCTGAAATGTCCTCTTAACGCGTCGTTCCCTCTTAGATCTACTTGCCAAGTATCGTACAGCGGATTAGCACGTTCGAATATTGGTATAGTCGAACGTGTATTGTGCACCCAGCCGGTGTCGTCGTCGAACGTATAGTGACACGACCACTCGTTGCCGGTGCGCAGCATTGCACTCGGGCTTTCGTCCAGACAATAGAACGCGCTGTTTGTATTAAGTAACGCGTTTATGTCTTGATTTGACGTCGGCCCGTCGCATGCGGTAGTGTACGCGTACTGTGGCAGGTAATATATATGATTTGGGAACGGACCCATCATTGTGGTTTGGCACGGGTATAATAGCTTAGGATATCTGCCCTGAGCGTCTGCGAAAATTTGAATTGTCCCCGTCAGATCGTTTGAGTATTGAGTACCGTCGCTCACAGTAGTTTTTTGTATTACTTGGATGTTGAATATTTTAATGTGGACCGAACGCGGACGCCATTTACTGGCGGTGTTTATCAACCGCTGCCAGTCCCGTGGGCTGAAATGGACGCACATCTGATTGTAATCTATATAGTTCCACGGGGTCGACCACCCGACCCACGCGGTTTTGTTTTCGGTTCCAAACACTAACCCGTTATCCTTATTCCCGATCGCTTTGTACATGTCTAAATCTCTAGTCAGGCACACGCAGTGTCTAGAAGCGTTTGTAATTATGCTGTTTTTCCCCCACACCGTGTTACAAGTCCAGTTCCCCGTGCTCTCCCCTATGCCTCCCCCACCTCCTCCTCCGCCTCCACCGGATGGGCTGTCAGACATAGGCACCGCAGCATCAGCCGAAGAATCGGCCGCTGCCATCTCGACGTCGTTACGCGGATCCATGGCCTCCTCGAGGTCGTCAGCGGTGTAGCCTCCTCCGAGGTCTGTTTTTGGTACTTTTGGGGCCGGACCCTCGTCAGGATCCGAGTCCGGCGTCGGATCGAGATGTTTGGTTTTCTGCGTAGCCTTCTTACCAGCCCCCTGGTGATTTTTGAAAAAGGATTCGTGGTCTTTCTTGCTGGGGATACCGAACTTGATGCCCTCTTTCTTGGCTTTATTGGCCTGCGTGATAAAATACCGTTTACGGTCAGCCTTCTGTTTATCGGACAACTGACGCTGAGGCTTTTTAGCGTTGTTTATCTTGGGGCCTTTCAAATATTTATTTAGCCAGTACACAGTGTTATTGTACGCGTCATAATCGGCCTGAGTCCACTTCCCCATCTGTCGCACCTGCCGGGACATTGAGCGCGTTACAAAATGCGGCCAACCGATCGATACATTGCCATATCCCGAACGGCTCGACAGATTGCGCTACCCGGATACACTGCTCTAATTGCACGTCGATGTTTACATCCGTGCTCCAGTCGCTGTGTACCATGTGCTCCATAATGGCCTCTCTCAGGTTAATGGCGCACTTGTAGTGGCAGACTACCGGCGCCAGTAATCTGAGAATCGTAAGGCGTTCTGAACCCGTAACCATACTAGCAACTCTATCGATTTTATCAATATTGGCCTCATGCCATGACATAAAAAGACTAAAAGCGATGCGCCATCTGCCCACATGGCTCTCCACCCATCTATTTGCTGTATCAGCCCATGACAGAGCTCCAATGCTCTGAGCACTCCGATCCCCCTTCGGTAGAGGAGTCGGAGTCCTCGGAGGAGGCGACACAGGCATGGGTTCATCGCACTTTAGGGCGAGAACGGCGGCTGACGTTTCCCGGTCAGACGGTGATACCGAATTTCCCCGTCGAGAGTCGTGCACTGCCCCCACCTCAGCGACCTCACTACTGGAGCGCCCGGAGGCCCGTCCCCGCACTGATGAGTTTCTAGTTTGTAATGACCGCGCGGGTCGTATATCTTCCCCGTCGCAAAACAGCTCTGTAAGACTAGGACCCAGGCTAGGATCCACAACGCGTAGCCCGCGATCACAATATACCGATCGGCCACCCAGCGCCCCAAAACTTCCATTAAGAGTACAGCTAAACCCGTTACACCCGTCCGCACCCGAGCCGGAGGTCGAGTCGGCCTCAGAGGTCAGTCGCGAGCACTTTGTCGAGGTCGAGGGACCAGCGGATGTACTGTCTGGAGACGCGGGACGGTCTCTCTTCCGACTGCTCTGGGTCGGAGTCAATCCCGCTCTCTTCTCGATCCACTGGTACTTGTAGCGGTCTCCGTCGGCTAGAAGTTCCACGTCCTATGTGCGAGAGGAGGCTGTTAGTCTGCGTAGGGGATACACGCGCTGTATAGACTCTACAGCATCCTCGCACATACCTGCTCGGAACGCACCGCGTCGTACAAGCTTTGATCGCTCTCCCCTTTCCAGTATCCACTCGTCGAATCCCCCGAGATACTCTTGGGGGTCCACCCACCGCAGGAGGGACACAGAGTTAACGTCTCCCGGAAGGTAAACTGTTGGACACAATGATCGCACAGCTCAATTTTCGGCTGGTTGTACGGGAGCTTGTCCGCGTACTTCTCGTTCAGCCGCAAGTACGTCTCGAGGGTCGGGGACCCGAGGGTCTCTCCCCAGCTCAGGAACTGGTACATGTCCCTGACGGTCACCGCGCCCCAGTTGGAGGTCAGCCACTTGTTAAAGTTGAACCTCAGGCAGCGGGCCCTGATTGCCGCCTCGTGATTGCCGGAGACCGCGTTCCGGCTCGCGACCACGGCAATGTCGTTGTTGCTGGTGATGACCATCGGGGTCTTTTCTATCAGGACCGAGTCTTCCCCCTTCTTGTCTACCCTGACGCTAGACCCTCCCATCAGGCACTTTGCCGCCTCCACGTACTCTTCCTTCATGGTGCATTCCTCCCACCACAGCACGGCTTTGCCGTGACAGTCGTTAAACGGGAAGTTGCCGTTGTTGTGGTTAACGTTCCCGTAGATGCCGACCATCTTGCAGATGGACTCGGCCATCATGGTCTTGCCCGTGTTGGCGGGACCGTAAAAGTAGACCGTGTTCTTTTTCCCCATGTTACCGGACAGCCAGCACAGCAGCGTATGCGCCACGTACCGGGGCGAGTACCCTTGCCAAGTACAGAGCTGAACCACCCTGTTATCGTCGAGACAATCGACGTCCACGTCCCCGTGAACCTGCTTAGCGATTTCCCAGGCGGTGCTCTCAGAAACAATGGTGTCTACGTAAAGTTGGATAGTCTGAGTCAGTTTAGGTATCCCCTGGCTCCGCGACCCGAACTGCATGAATTTGTCGGGATGTCTGATTTTGAAATCCCTCAGATTGTAAATGCACCCGTCTCGGCACAATCTCAGCGCCTCCATGCACAGCTTTTCCATCACCCCGGTCTGTATCACCGTGTCCCCGCTGCCGCGCGCCCAGTCCGATTCGGTACTCACGTAAGAGACCGGGAGCGTGTCGCCCGGTCTGAGGGTCTCGACGGATACGTCGGGCCCGTCGTCCTGAGCGGCGGCCATGGTGAAGGGCGCGTTGAGCTTGCTGGTCACCAGCCCGTCGGCGATCAGGTTAGGCGTAGCCCACCTGTACAGCACCCTTTTCCCCTCGTTGTACATGTAGTACCTCGCGAACGAGTAAGGGTTCACCGGCTGAGGTATGCTCTTGCCCAGTTTCGGGGAGTATCCCCTGTTCAGACTGAGCATGGCAGCGCTGATGTTGTTCAGAGCTCCCCAGATTCCCGCCTTTTTGATGTCGGGACAGTAAGCGTGGTACAGCTCGCTAGCCTCCTTAACGATTTCCCGCCTCATCCGTTTCATCGTCCAGGAAATGTTCTTGGACGTGAACCCGGAGATAAAGAGAACGTGAAAGTGGATCTTGCCGCTGGTAGATTCCTCGGCCTGCCAGAATATCTTGGCGTGAGGCTGCATCGAGGTCTCTATCCGCACCGCGCTCATCAGCAGCTTCTGCTGAACCTGGAGCCACGGGCTTTCGCAATGATCCCAATTCGGGTTCTCGTGAAACCTCCTATATTCCTCCTGCAGCTCGTGGTCCACCGGCATTCGGCTGCACACGAATTCGCCCGTCTCGGGGTTCGTGTAGCCCGCGTTCGCGGCGGCACGCAGGTCAAAAATTTTCTTTTCGACCTGAATGCAGTCGGGAAGCGCGAAAACCGCCGTGAAACCGCCGCGAGTCGGAAGGCTCATCTTACCGGCAGAGAGGTTCGGCAGGAACTGAGACAGCGACCACGTAGATCCGGATCCGGCTCCGAAAAGAGCGGCCAGTTCGAGCTCTGAACAAGTCAGCAGCTGACTGGCGACTGAGGAGCTCCTCCTTTTATACGCAATATATGCACAGTCACGGTGACCAATCAGGTTACACATTAACAGTCACGTGGTTAATCATTAACCAGGCCATCTGGCAGGATATGATGTTCTTGCTTTCTACCAATCATCCATCCTCCATCCACCATTATCCATTAGCTCCACCCTCTAGTTCAGCGGCGAAGCCGCGCCCTTCGGGCGAACGTCGAGGGTGGGGCTAATGGATAATGGTGGATGGAGGATGGATGATTGGTAGAAAGCAAGAACATCATATCCTGCCAGATGGCCTGGTTAATGACTAACCACGTGACTGTTAATGTG